AGATGTCAGGTTTGCATGGATAAAATTCACCTTTCACACCTTTGATAATGTAGTCACCTTCTGTTGCAATCATCAATCCTTCAAGCGTTTCGATTTTTAAAAGAGGATTGCTTAAATCAGCGTAGTCAATCCGTACTGGGTCTAGTCCAAAATCGCATAGCTCATTTATAGATTCTTCTGTATCTAAAAACTGCACGGCTTCAACTACCACTGGCTTTTTACGATATTTCATTTCTCGCTCCTTTTTAAGTATAAGAAAAGCACTTAGATTTCTCTAGGTGCTTAATTCGTATTATAATTTAAGTTTTTTACAAAATTCTGTTGCATCCATATCAGGATTTTCTCGTAAAAATGCGAGTAGTGCACTACCTCGAGACTTATCTTTAGATGTGGTAGTGGAATCAATATTATATGTACGAGTGTAGTCGTCGATGAAACTATAATCTACCGAATCTTTTCTCTTGTTAGCTAACTGTTCTCGAATATTGGCAGGATAGAGGTAAAAAACTGCTTTACCTATTCTATGTAATTCATCATCACTAGCTGACTCCAAAAACGAAGCAATAGACTTTAGAGATAACCCCTGTGTAAAAACTAAGATATCAGCTCTAACACTCGGAATATCTTGAAATGGTTCTAAAAATCTTTTTTTAATCATCTTGTAACTCCAAACTTATCAAATTTAATCCTGATGAATTTTTATCTACAGATATAACTTTAAATTTAGCAGATGGTTTGATAAGAAATTCTTTTTCTTCTGGCATATCTGAAAGTTCAGATATGTATACTCCGGATTTAGAACCTTTTCTTACTGTAATATCCAATAGATACCTTTCACCAATCCCATCATTAGAGAAGTTTAATGCTTCTTCTTTTGCTAAACTGGTACTCATAAAAGCCTTGTCTATTTCAGTAGTCTGACCGACAATTAAGTTATCAAAGTATGATTGATCTGCTCTAGTTCCGCGATAGGTTTTAAAACTTTTCTCGACCTTATAACTTCCAAATACAGTCTCTAACTTTTTGGAAAGTTCTAGGTTTTCTTGCAAATATCTTTCAACGTAAGGAATTTCAGATGCTTCAATTCCCATTAAACCATTTTTTCTGTATTCTTCATAACCTTGCCTCATCACAGAATTTATTTGCTCATGTGGAGACATAGTGTAATTGAAGATGGCATCTTTTTGTTTTTCATCAAGCTCATTATACCACTTTTTATAAGACTTCTGTTTCTTAAAGAAGTCGTCTATTTCTTTTGTATCTTTAGCTTCAAATACTTTATCAATTTCTTGTTGTTCTTTATTATTTGATTTTTTGTGATTAAAATGCGGTACTGTCGTACACCGACAATTTGGATGAAAAGGCGGAGCGTTTAAAGCTGGAACCAACTCAGATACTTTAAATATCTTCCCATTGAACGGTTGGCAAATTTGACACGCTTTTAATTCAGTCATGATTTCAAACTCTTCAACACCATTAGTTTCATAGTTGGCTTTCTGTGCCTCTGAGTATACCCTTGCTGATTCCGTTACTGCCAACCGTCTAGCGTAGCCATACGAGACATCAAACTCTTTTTTGAGGTTATTAATCAGAACATTTGTGCCTTTACCTCTCAAAACGGTATCAGCAACGCCTTTCTTAACGATATCTCGCAACTCGCTTTGTCTTTCCCAAATCCTAGAAGACCACGTCGCATTATTGAAATTAGCGTACACAATAGAGTCAGCTGATACTTTTGAAGCTTCGAAACTACCAAGTGTCATATTCAAAACACCAGCTGAAAACAAATTCTCTCGTCTGATTGATTCAGTCAAGTGCTTATCAATGATTTCAAACTCATTCAAAGCCAAATCATATTGATGTAGCTTGATATTCGCTTGCAAAACTTCAAGACGACTTGTCTTCATCTTCAAGTTATACAATCTCATCAAGTCGTTTTCTGCCTTCGTGAAATCCTCGCTCGTTACTTTCTGACCACGTTGTCTTAAACGATTAGCACGTTCAACTAACTGCCTAGCTTTAAACTCAACATTGACCATGTCAAGCCTGTCTGCTCGTTGCTTAGCTTCTAGCTTCGTGATACCCTCTTTATCAGCGTACCTTTTCCAAAAACTATCTATTTCCTTTTGAATGTTGTTAGTGTGTTGTTGATAGACACCGTTCAGTTGATAAGCAACTTTCTTATCAGCTAACTCTCTAGCACGTTCTTCTGCACGATATCTATCTTCCCAATACTTATTCGTTAACATCTGCTATAACTTTCTGGCTTTCATCTATTTCAGCGTCTGAGTAGATTTTTTGTTTTTCCAAACGTGTCTCAAGGTCGCCCATAGCTTCATCTTCTTTTTCCATTCTTTCGATTTCTTTCTGAGGATCATCAATGATAGACAGAACAGATAGTTTGGTTTCTTCAGATACCTGTCCAGATAACTGTCCAACAATCTGCGCTTCTTCAAGAATGTTTCTTGGTACGTTTCTAGTAAATGTGTAAGTTAAAGCTGACCAAGCTTCTTCATCAACTGCACTCAAAGGCACACTGAACACAATCTGATACAAGCGATTGAATGCAGACTGTAGTTTTCTGTCTTTCATGCGTGCCAAGTTGTCCATAGCCTGCAGCTTAAACGCAAGAGCAGTACCAGATGAATTTCCAAATTCAGCTTCGGACATGTTAGCAACCATAGAAATAGCAAAGATAGACTCTTTCAGTAAGCTGATAAGGTTCTCTTGAGTCGTGTCCGAACTTGGTTTTTCAAGGAAATCAACCTCAGGCAATGGTCCATCGCCATTTTTCCAAAGATTGAAAATCCGATTCTCTCTAATCTGACTAGCGTCTTCATCTTGTAATTCAACTCCCAGAACTTTCAAATAAGCGTCTGCGAAATAGTCTACATCATTTGCCTTCTCACTTGCTGCTTTATTCAAAGCGTTAATCAAAGTCTTAACACTTTCAAAAATACTTTGACGTTCTTCGTTCTCAATCAATTCAACAACTGGAATTGTATTGTAGATGTGCTGGGTACACTCGCCAAATCTTACGGATCCACCAGTTGAAAAAGTAGCGTCGATGATTTCATCATTCGTAATAACCTGACCAATACCAGTGTTGTTATTCTCGTTGAAAGTATATCTAACTGCGAACAATGGGCGCTCTTCAATGCTGTTATCATGGACGATGAACATATTGATTGGACTGTTATAAGTCGCTCTTGTTTGCATATCTTCGTCTTGATAAACATAAATAAATGCGTGTCCGAAAATACTAGACATCTTAGCAAGTTCAAACTCTGAATCTTCCATGTCATTTAGCTTACGAAAATCAGTGATGAACTCACTCACATCATCATCTTCATGCTTGATTTTGACAGGGACACCGATTTGATAACCTGTAAACGTATCGACAATGTACTTGGCGTAATTAAAAACCAGACGATTGTCTGGCTTCCAAGTATCTTTTTTAGGCATCTTCAAGACTTCATGCTTTGAAAGATACATATCTTCACTTTCGATGTAGTTCTTGACCAATCTACCCATGTGAAGCTTTATCGCTTCAGTAACGACTTCTTCAGTGACTTCATCACTGCTAGTCATGATTACTTTCCTCTTGTTCACAAAAACTTTTGACAAGATTAGAAACCTCCTTTGAATAATTTGATTTTGCTTCCTAAACCAGAATGTTGCGAATAAATCGCATAACGCACCGCATCTAGCACGTCGTCATTCTCTTTCACTGGCTCACCCGTTCGTTCATTCCAGATATACTGATAGACTTCATCCTTAAACTTGCTGACCTTGTTCGATACAACAAAAAAGCGCCCTGCTTTCATCAGCTTGGCTACTTCTTCAATACCAGACAAGACCGCTTTATTAGCGTTGAATGTCCTCAACTGCTCTCTTTGAAATCTAGCGACGTGTTCAGGTCGTGCGCTATCTGCCCAGAAAGTAATATTGCCGTATCGTTCCTTGATGTCCTTGGCAAGGTCTACCCAAAAATCTATCTCTTTGTATTGATGTGCGTGTTCCTCTAAAAGATAGACCGACCCGTCAGGCGTTTCTCCGATAACAACTATAGAGCCATAGTGTTCATATCCCCAGTCGACACCAGCATACACTTTAGTGATATCGTCAGGTGCTTCCTTAACGTACATGTTTTCTTCAAAATCACGATATACTGCGCCTTCTCCAATCACCCAGCGACCGTAGATACCTCTTTCAGTGAACATTCCACTTGGCGTTGTAGCAATCAAGTTTTTTATATATCTTTCGTTCAAAAAGGAGTTATCGAAAATAGTGAAATGATTTGATATTATTTTCTCGCCATCTGCTTTATCAATGTAATTCACTTTTAACCAATGTTTCGGATGATCAGGGTTGGTGTCACATATAATTCTAGCTCCAAAACCAGAACAGCGCTTTAATATTTCATCAAATACTTCTTTGTTAGCAAGTGTAGCTTCGTTGATATACGCCCCAAATGACGTCATACCACGGATAGCTTTCAAACCTGCGATTGAACCTGTGAATGTTGTTACAACATAAACGCCAAAAAGAGAGAAATTCCCGTGCCTATCAAATCTAAAATCATGATTGTAAGCATCTGAAATTTCTCTCAATATATTTGTTTGAAGAGTTCCTGAAGAAACTGCACCTAAAATATACATCGGATTTTTAACTCCAACCTTCTCAGCGTTCTTCTTGACCCTCTTTAGTTCCATTAGAAATAAGTCATTATCTAACTTTGTTTTACCTGCACGAACTGCACCATGATTGATCATCATGTACCAATCAGATGAAATAGACCTCTTCAAAATATCGACTTGTTTCGTCGTATAAAGTTGTTTAAGTGTCATTTCCCAAAGTGTCCTCCAATTTATCAAAGTAATCAGACATTACATCCTCAGATTTCGCTCCACCTTCAAGCGTTATTTTGCGTTTTTCATTTTCAAGTTCAAGCGCTTTGATACGTTCTTTCTGTTCTTTCTTATCAAGTGAGTCTTTCGCATCTGTCGTGGTTAACTTACTAATTTGTTCAAATGCTCTAACATTACCTTTCATAGCTTTCTGCATCATAACCATTGCTAAAGCCATTTCATTAGTCGTATCAAAACCCATATCTTCAAGTTGCTTCTTAACGCTTGGACTTGCTACATCTGCTTGCAGGATTGTCTCAAAAGCCTTTTTAAGGTTCGCTTTTTTTCTTCTAGCTTTACCAGAAGCCACTCCTGCTTTTTTTGCATTTTCTCGGC